GGCTGCTGTGGCCGGCGGCGGGGGCGGGGCAATCAGCATGGCGACCCCAAGACGGTGACGGCGCCAACTCGCGTCGACGGGTCTTTGCTCCAACTGGCAACCAGCCGGGCAAGGTCCATAAAACGGCTACCCCATTTGCTCATGTCAATACTTCTTCCCGCCGTCGGCCTTGCGGTTTTCGGGCTTGTGGTCCGGGCGGTTGCGGTTGTATTCCATCTTTTCCGCGATAGCCCCGCCGAGGTCAAGACCAAGGGCGCCGGCCAAGTCCGCGATGCGGATAACGGCGTCGGCTAGTTCGACTTCAACCATGGGGCGGTGCGGCAGCTTGTCGTCGGCCAGGCCCTTGCGGTGCCCTCCCATGGCTTCCGAAACTTCGGACACGATAAGCATAAGCTTTTCGCCAACCACATGGGGGCGGTCGACCAGCGGGGCGCCGGTTTTCAAATCGTTCCACCAGCCCGCCGCCTTCGACGCATCGTGGCAAGCTGTGACCAGCAAGCCGGCGGCGGACGCAATCATTTTGTCGCCTTGCATTTTTATTTCTCCGATGATGCCCGGCCCCGAAGGGCCAGGCGGTTGCGATTAGGCCAGCATGAGGCCGTTTTGCACCAGTTGGGCGTCGGTCCAACCTTGGGCGACGTAGGACTCATAGGGGATACCTTGAGCCGCGGCCGTCATTTGACGCACGGGAGCCGCCGGGGCGGGCGGGGGAACCTGCACAAAGCCCGGGTTAGGAGTAACCGGGATGGGTGCAGGCGCACCCGGGGCAGGGGCGGACGGCATCGGCGCAAAACCACCTTGCGGCAAAGGGGCCGGAGCAACCCCGGGCACTTGCGGGAGGCCCGGAGGCAACGGCATGGTCGGAGCGGCGGCGGGCATGACGCCAGGGGCCGGCGGGGGTGCGTAGCCAGTTGGAGCCGCGGCGGGAGCCTGGGGCATCGGGATAGCGCCCGGGGGCGGCGTCATGCTGGCACCAACCGGCAGCGGAGCGGCGCCGAAGCCAGCCGACGCAACGTCCGGGCCAAAGGTAATTTCCTGACCGTAGGCGCGGAAACAAACCATGGAATGGTTGAGGTAGACGCCCGGTTGCGATTGGGAGCCGTTGCCCTCGACGCTAAAGGCGACTTCCACGAAATAGCCCGGCTTGCAAAAGTCCTTTTGCGTGACTTGGACATAGCCGGCGCCTTCCTGCTGGTACACCTTCGGGGCAAAGCCGCCGGAGAATTTCAGAATCCAATGACCGCGCCAGCCTTCATTTTCGCAAGGCTTGCGACCCTTCTTGTTCGGAATCTGGCTGTCGCCGTCTTCAATCTTCCAAGCGAAAGCCGGGGATTGCGCGGCGTTCGGGAAAGCCTGATTGCCGACGTTCCAAATCTGTTGCCCCCAAGGCGTGTGCGCCCAATGCGGTTCCACACCCTTGGGGATTGCCAGGGCGAAAAAGTAGTTGACGCGGGGCTGGCCGGCGTTCGGGCCGGTCTTGACGACCAGCGGCTTGCCTTCGGCGTCCGTGGTCGACGGGTCATACAGGGAACCCATGACGATACGGCCGACGGGCGAAGTGATGTTAACTTTTTGTGCCATGTGGAAAACTCCTTAGATTGTGGTGCGAGTGGCTTAAAACGTCGTTGGTTGGGCAACACCACGAACAAGCGCCATGATGCCCATTTGCAGATCGGTCGCGCCGATGCTTACCCAACGTTGGTCGAGCAGGCTAGTTGCGCGGAGCTTTTCGACCAATGCGCCAAGTTGTTCACCTTGCGCTTTAATTTCATTCATCAGGGCAATTTCTTCCGCCGTCAAATCGCGGTATCCCTTAATGTGTTTATGTTGATTGTCCATCGTCTACACCTTTCCTAGTAGGTTGTACCAAACACCCGGCGGGCGTCGGCGGGATTATCGGGAACAAGCTTTAGCGACCCCATGGGGATAACACTGTAAGCCTTAATGACGGCTTCGTCAACACCAGCTTTTTGCGCTTGCTTCGGCGTCTTTACGCCAGGTTTGGATAGGTCGACGCCCATGAGTTGACCCATTGCCAGCACTTGGTCGACGGGCATCGTCCATTGCTGGCGACCGTAGCCTTGTTCCGCCCGATGGAACGGCACGGAATGACCTTGGCGAATGTACGTCGCCACGGCTTCCCGCATGCCCTCGACGCGGGCTTGTAGCCGCTCTAAGGCTCTTTCCATCATTCTCAATTCAAGGCTTGCCGCGGCCGGCGGTAACTCGACCGGGGAAGACCTTACGGCGAATTCCGCGTCGTGGTATGCCGCTTGCTGCAACGCCGGGCAGGCGTGGCGGCCGGGGCAATCCGTGCATTCCGAATTGGTCACGGCTGGGGGATTCGGCGCCAGGGCGACGCCGGCCGCGTTGGCAAGAATGTTGATATGAGCCCGAAGGTCCACGGCCTGCACCGACCAAGTACGAACCGGCGACCCCTTGTAGAAGCAACGCGGTTGCACGACCGTAAAATTAACTTTTATGGCCTGGTCAAGAAGCCCGGGGC